ATATCAGCACAGAACATCTACCGGAGTTACTGATTATGGCGATGAGGGAATTGGATATGTGTCGTATGCAAATGAATTCAAGGCCAAGGTTGCTTTTTCAAATGGAACAAACAATGCGGTATTTAGCGGATTAAAATACACAATACTGTCATCAGAGTATGACATTGATGGAATTATAGTACCAACCGCTGTTCAGATTTTTACAACGAGTCTTGCCAATGCTAAATTTACCCCTTATTTAGATGTTTACGCTGGATTTGTTACATCTTCTTCGCCAACATATAGAATACCATTACTTGACTCTTCTGGCAACGAGATAAGCATTTCCCCTTCATCTGCATCTTTCGCAACTGTTGGTGGAATTGATTACCCAACAAATTTTATTGATTTGCCAAGCGGAATAGAGCCGTTTAGAAATACGCTTGAATTTCCATCATTCACCGGGTATATTGATGAAACAAAGGATTACCCACTTCTTGGAGGAACAAGATATAGTTATGCTATATCGATGGTCATGACAAGTGGAAATCTTGTTGTTAATCATAAGTCAACAACATACGGAAACGGAGGAGTTAAGGAATCATACACGATTGCTGGAGGCGCTGATCTGTATGCGAAAGACATAATGAAGAGCCGTGTTCACGGATACTCTTGGTTCGACTTGGGAGTTAAGTTAAACAATCACTCGAGAGTTACTGCAACTTCCATTAACGACAAGTTTTCGTTTCAAGATTCCTTCAACAACAACACATCTATATCAGCATATGATGTATTTGTCGATTTGCTTAAAAGGTTCAACTTGAGCATAATGTATGATTATCGTCCCGGATATGACAGTTTTATAGTTGACAATATCAACGACATACGTACTGCCGATGTATTGATTGACCAATACATTGACAACTTAAAGGAATTTGAGGTTTCTGTAAGTGAGTCAGCGCCAAAAATATTAACGCTATCAAACAAAGAATTTGATGGCTTGTATGATGTTTTTGAAAATGGATTAAGCGTTGGAAGTTATAAGGGAGAGTATGATGTAAACGGAAAAACTGATTATGAGGTTTCTTTCATTAGTGGATTGATAAACCCAATCGATAAGTCAGTACGTGCTAAAGACGATGCCTTCAATGATTCTATTCTTGTTCGTGATGGTTTGATTTCAATTCAAGAATCCGGACAGATAAAAGGCGAAATTCAAGACTTTGAAAAGATTGGGCTTCGTTTATTTTACTTAAAGCAATCACCAACAAAGACTGTCGTTAGATATCCAAAATGGCAGAGATATAATTCGTTCGGCCAACTTTCAGACCAAATATATTACAAGGTCCTTGCTGATGTCAAACTACAAGGATATCCATTTAATGGTGATGAAACGCATATGGACTTGCGGTTCGCAACACGTAATGGCAGTAAATTGGATGCGTATTACTATTTAATAGAATCAGACAAGTTCCTCGCAGCGTATAACACGAAGTTTGTTTTTTATGCAGCATTCCCGGTACTCTACTTTAACAATGGATTCTTTTTTAATAAGGTAATGAAGATAGGTTCAACCGGAGAGAAGATGATTATCGTTTCTTTCTCTGATGCAAAGCTGTACGATGATTATGTTTATGGTAAAGTTGAAGCAATTTTTGTAAATTAATGTAATGGCCAAAACTTACAACGATTATCCTATCTCTGCTACCAACAATGCAAAGCGTGCATTGCGTTGGAAGGATGAGCATGGGGATGAGGTTAAGGGTGGAACTATCGTAGGGTGGACAAGGGCCAACCAACTCGCATCAAGAGAAAGTTTGTCTGCATCCACGATTGCTCGCATGGCCTCATTTGCACGTCATCGTAAGAATGCTGCCGTGGACCCAAAGTACGCATCAACGCCTTGGAAAGACCGTGGCTACGTGGCCTGGTTGATCTGGGGAGGTACTTCAGGTGTGAACTGGGCCATCAGAAAGATGGAACAGATCAGAAACCAAAAGATGTCAGCGCATCAGCGCCCGGAAGACAAGGAGATGCTTGATGGCATCATTGATATGTTATTAATGGTTAATGATGTGAATAACCGCCTTCAGATTGCATTAGAACAACTAAAGCAATTTGAGAAAGATGGGATTCCCGTTAACGAAGAAGAATTTTTAAAGGCTCTAAATCTTAAAGGAGACAATAATGAATAACCTACCTCTTTATAAGGTTGTCCTCGGTGAAAACGAGGATAGCGGTATGTTTAGAATTTCATTGGTAAACCGCCCAGCAATTGAGGAGGGTTTTATCACGTTGTCTTCAGAGGAAGAACACTCGTTCAAGTTTGCGAACGAGGAGAAGAAACAAGTTGTCGGCCCAATCATGATTCCTGATATGCCCATCTACCGCAGAAGTGCAGTAATGGGAGAATACAACATTGTATTCCCAAAGGAAACGATTGAAAAGATAATGTATAAATATAGCAAGAGTGGACTGTTCAACTCTTTCAACATCGAACACGCTATTGAAACAAAAGACGTTACAATGCTTGAGGTTTGGATGAAAGAGGCAGAGCAGGACAAAAGCAACGCATACGGCTACAATCTTCCGATTGGAACTGTATTTGTTAAGGCTCAAATTGAGTCGGAGCAACTTTGGGAGGAAATTAAATCTAACCAACTCAATGGTTTTTCCATTGAAATCAAAACCGATATCGTTGAACATAAGTTGAATAATGAAATGGATTTCAAATTCGCTGTAGAATTAGGTGAGCGCATTGCTAAACTTGAGGCTACGATTGCAAAGATTTCTGATGACCAATTGGCCATCATGGAACTTCTATCGGAGAATCAAGAGCAACTCGCACAAACCGAGGAGTCATCCGAGGTTGTAGAAGAAGAGGTAGTCGAAATGTCTACCGAGGAACCTGTTGCACAAGAGGCACAAGAGGTTGTTGAGGGAGTTAACGAAGTAGAGGAAGTTGTTTTCTCTGAAGAAACTCCAATGGTTGAAGAGGTAGTAGAGGAGAAATTCTCTGCTGAAAATCAAGAGTCCGAAGAGAACTCTGTTTTAGAGGCTGAATTGGCTTTGTCTGCCGAACAAGAGGGTGTTGAGCCTTCTAATGAGGTGGCTGAAGACAAGACACGTTCCTTTGAGCGAATCACTTCAGAGAAAGTAAATATGATTGACAAGTTCTTTGGCAAGCGTTTTTATTAAAATTGTAAATTAAATAAATAAATCTATCCTTTAAAATGGCTATTTCAGTTGCTACTTTGGAATGGGGCAATCGCACCCCCGGCCTTTTCATCGATTCTATGGTGAAGAGTGCAAAAGTGCTTGACCGCTTCCGTCTTGTTGACGGTGTTAAGAGCAAAGTTCAAGTTCCCATCTTTGATGCTTCTTTGACTTTTGGTTCTGATCTGTGTGCTTTCGACCCCCAATCTTCTGCCTCTATCGATGAGAAGGAGATGACCGTAAGCACCTACAAGTGGGCTTTCTTGAACTGCAAGAATGTTCTTGAGACTACTTATCGCTCTGTATTGTTGAAGAAAGGTCAGCATAACGAGGAGACTATGGATGTTGAGTTCAAAGACTGGGTTTTTGATTACTTCGCTAAATTGTCTGCTCAAAAGGCTTTGGAATTGGCTGCTACCACTTTGGTTGCCGAGTTCGTTGCTGACGCTTCCGTTATCGACTACACTTCTGTAACGAACATCACTCCTGCTTCTATCTTGGGTGATATGCAAGGTGCTTACCAAGCAATGTCTCCAGTTATGTTGTCTGCCGTTTACGGTGACGCTGACCGTTCCTTGAAGCCAGCTTTCTTCATGGGTACTGCTGCTATCCAAGCATACCAGATCGCTATCGCAGGTTTGTACACTACGACTGCTCAAGGCGTTGTAGAGGGCAACATCCCCGCATACTACGGTATGGAGGTTGTTCACTTCCCTTCTTTGGCTGCTAACACGTTCTTCATCTCTGCTCCAGAAAACATCGTTATGTTGACTGACGACTACAATGACGTTCGTGCTATCGACATGAAGTGGGAGGCTGAATTGTCTTCTGACAAGATCTGGGGTCAATTCAAGTTGGGCTTCTCTTACTTGAAGGGCGAGGAAATCGTTTACGCTGCCTAATTAATAATACGGGGGGTGTAAAAGCCCCCCTTTAATACCTAATATAAAAAATGGCTTGTCCTGTAAATTTTTCTGGTCTTGATATTTCTTACGCTTGTGGCGAAGTTGCCTCTGGTGGTTTGAAATCAATCTATTTGATGAACCGTGCTGACGTTGATGCTACGGTTGCTGATGGTGAGATTACCATTGTAACTGCTCCAGTTGCTGGTGAAGTTTTGGCTCTTCAGTTCAATAACAAGGATGGTTTCTCTAACTTCACGGACGTTAAGACCGTTGCTGCTGATGGAACTGTTACCGCTGTACCTACGATTCAAATTGAGTTCTTGCGCATGAAGGTTGAAAACCGCAATGCTTTGAACGCCCTTGCTATCCCCGGTGCTGAACTTGTTGCTTTCGTTGAGACTGCTGCTGGAACTATCCACGCTGTTGGTTATGAGTTTGGACTTTACGCTTCATCTGTTGATGGCGCTTCAGGTGCTGCTCGTTCTGACAAGAACCGCTACCAATTGACTTTGGTTGGTGATGAGAATGGCCTTGCTTTGGCTGTTCCTACCACGGAGTTCGCTAAAGTTGTTGCTGCTGCTTAATAACAGCCCAACGGTAGTTAAATTTGGGGGAGGGGGAAACTCCTCCCCTTTTTATTAAAAAACACATGAAGTCACTCAAGAACGGCCTTGTAAATTACATTTCATTTATCCGTACATACGACATGGACGGAAGTAATTTTTTTAATGTAAAACTTGAAAAGGTTGTAGGAACAAAAGAGTACAACTTTTATGGCGTTGCTGATATTGGCTCTTACGGACCATGTAGTGATTTTATAACGCTTCCAATTAATTTACTTGAAACATCGATTGAGGGTGGAGAGTATTATATTGTGCTTTCAGGAGCAAATAGCGACTACGGTCGTTATCTTTGCAATGTAATTGACCATGAATACGTAAATTCAACAAGCGAAAACAAACTGTTTTCTGATACAGTAAAAATCAGTAATTTGTAAATTATATATAATGGGACTCTGGGACAACATCGTAGATTACTTCGCCTCGAATACATATGTTGTGGCGACAGAAGGTAACGTATCAAGCAACCCTCTTGAGAAATCAATTGAATCTCTTAATGGACGTTACTCCCTTGGTAACACTCCAATTGGCGATTACATCAAGTTTGGTGCTGGAGACGACTTCTCTATTATATTGGAAAAAATGTTTAAGCAGTCTCCGGTTCATTCGGGGATTGTTACGAAGAAATCAAAGATGGTTTCTGGAAGAAATATTGATTACAATATTGATGCCTATAAAACACCTGCAAAACAAGCGGAGATTAAGGCATTCATTGCAAACTGCGCTGGGAAATCTGAAGGCTTGTATTCGCAAATCGTACACGCAGCCTTTCAATACGAACTACATGGCGCATTCGCATTCTATGTTAAATGGAATCAAGACCACACAAAATTAGTAGAGTTCCGTTCCCTTGACATAAAAGGTGTCCGGGCGGCAGAGCCTGTAAATGGTAAAATTACGCATTATATCGTTCGTAGGCGCTTCGGGAATATGGCT